CATATTGTCTTAGATCCATTGTTTCATATTGATTATCAAAACTCATTACAGATGTATCCATAGTAATACCAGCTTTAGGGAACCCGCCCCATTCATCTAGATTACTATACCAAGTTGTAAAGTACTGCATGCTATTTGTCGCGCCACCGTAGAAATCGATAGTACGTAATGGATTCATTCTTTGTGGACAACCGTCAGAATCACCACCATCATCTGCAATAAGTATCGTTGCATCAGTCTCAGGTAAATATGTAAGTGCTGCTGATGCTATTATCTTTAACCCTGGATCTAAATCAGGGTTTGACGACGCCGTTGAAATAACAACTTGACCTTCGCCTTCAAGTACAGTTTGCGCACCTAAGAAAAATCCAGTAGGATGTACAAATCTGCGATAAAGTTGTTCCCACGTATTAAGTGATATAGGCGACTTAATCATTATTGACAGAATTTGGTATAATCTGCCATCAGTAAGAACAAATGCTTGCTCAGGCCCGATTGGATCAACTCCAACTTTTAATATAGATTCCTTTGGATATACTACTTCTACATTTTCTTGAAAGAAAGCTCTAAAGAAACCGTCTGCAGAATAAAGAGAACCTTTTACTCTAAAGAAATTACCAAAGTTTCTAAGTGCTTCTCTTGGAAATGTAAATTGAGTGTGTGATATTCCTAATGCAAGTTCATCAAATACAAAGTCAAGTCTTTTTAATGTAGCATCTTGCAAATCTCTTATTGTATTTAATTCAGCAACAGCACCGCCAAAGTTATCATCTGAATCTAAAAATTCGTAATAACCTTCTAGAAACTGTACTAGACTCGGATATGACTGCTGAAAATATTCAGGCAATGACTCTTGAACCAAGCTTTTTCTAAAGTTTGGATCGAACCTAAAATAATCTTTTTGCGTTTCGAAGGATGCCATTAGATACTAACTTGTAGATTTGGTGTCTGTCTGTCAATCCTTGCAGTTACCGAAGATCGATCAGTATCAAGCGCGAGGATATAATTTCTAAGTGGTTCAATCTTTGCATCACTTTGAGGTGTTATGTTTACTTTTAAAAATGATTTGCCGCTAACAATTTGACTTGGCTCGAATCCAATAAATGTTACTTTACCGTTTGCTGGGTTATAAGAACCTAGGTTATCAAGTAGAACATTTCCTTGTAAGTCAAAAATTTGTAAAACATTTGAAGATAATTTATTTTTAATTTGGGCCGGCAATCCATTAAATTCAATAGTATCCGATTGAACTCTATGAAAAACATCATCAGGCGATGCAATAGGTACAGGAAAATTTAACACAAAATTATTAGAAGCATTAACAACAACATTTTGTCTCATTTGCACTTTGATATTAATATCGTTAGATAAAATAGATTTATCTAGAGCATCAATTTCTGTTGTAAGATTTGATTTTCGAAACACTTGACCAAAATCTCTAAGAAAACTATTAAAGTAGGTTTTTATAAAGCCCATAATTTGAGTTTCCATGGCGCCAAGCGTAGTTCCCGTGAGACCTGGATCAAATTGTACATCATCGTTTAATTCAAGGAAGACATAGACAGGATCTACAAATTCTGGTTTAATTGACATAACCGCAAGATTTGTAGTATAGTTAGATACAATAGCATCTTTTACTGCCCGTTGTACTGAACTAGAAGTGCCACTAGTAAAGTTAATTGATATGAAAACTTTACCATAATCAATAGGCACATTCTCGTCACCGCTCCATACGGATGCTGAAGAAACCTGAGGAAAGTTTGATTCAATCATTGCTTTGTAATCAAGAGAAGTGACAAGCCTTTGCTGACCTGCATAAGCGATTGGTGCAAGCTGTCTAATAGATTCTATAGATTGTTTTTCAGCACCGCCACTTGATTCAGTGTTTGTTACAACACTTAAAGAATATTCAATACCACCAATTGTAATTCCACTTGTAGGTGTAAAGAGAGTACCGTTATTTGCTAATGGTCCCTTACATGAAAGATATTTTACTTCTACCTTTTCGCCGGGTTCAGGTGATTTGCCGAATGAAATGCCATCACCGAAGTTTAATTCATAAAATCCATTTGGAGATTCATGTAATGAAAAATGAGTAGTTGTTGCATCAACATTAATTGCCTGACTTAGAGGAGTAAAAGTTACAAAGCTTGATGAACTTACTGACTCAAATACTTTTACATCTGCTGTAAGTGTATCAATCGTTTCATCAGGTATAATATAGATCTGTCTTTCTACTTTTTCTCCAACAAGAAACGTTTTAGTTTTTTCAATTCCTTCAGTTATAGAAATGTTTTCACTACCGGCTGCATTTTTAAATATGTACAATCCTGTGCCATCATCACTAGCAATAATAGCTTCTCTAGTTCTAAACGTATATGTTACACCATCAATAGAACTTGTAAATTGTTTTCCTCTATTAATAGTTAATTTTGCAGGTCGACCAGATACACTTGATAAATTAATTGAAATATTAATAAGTGCATTTGCGGCAGTACGAGATCTCGTTTGATATCCAAGCATTTGTGCGTGTGATACTACAGAACTTCTTAATTGTGCAGTCGTAAGAAAAGATTCATTCATTGCAAAGTTAGCAGTGAGACCATTAAGATGTGTATTATATGCAAGAACATCAAGCACATTTGAAAGACCTGAAGCTTCAAAATCATAACTCGAAAATTCTGATTTACTTTTCAGATGACTTTTAAGACTTTGCTTAATATTATTAAAATCTAGATCGGATGATTTTACTGTACTTGTTGCCATTTATCTTAACCTTGTCAACGTTAGATCAAGTACAACTAATTCAGATGTACTTAATACTTGAAATTCTACTGTAACTACTACTTCGTTTCTTGCTGGATATACATTGCCATTAACTTGTAGTACTTGAGCTCTAGGCTCATATAGATCTACACACTCAATTATTTTTTCTGCTAATATATCAAAGTCTGTTTCAGTATCTAATTCGAAAAGAAAAGCATTTAAGTTGGCACCAAATTTCATATTAAACGGCTTTTCAGTATTATTAGTAAGCAAAAGATTTTTTACAGACTGTTTAACATCAGCAGACTCGAGCTTCTTAAAAAGATCTCCGGATGGTTTTGGTGTAAATGTTAAATCAATATCTGAATAGGTCTGTTCCCTTGCAACAACAATTGATTTGTTAGCAAGATTACCGTCTTCAATAGAAAATGCTTTGTTTACTGCCATAGTGTTACTATTTATATCCTTTTATAGACATTCGACAATCTCATTTGTACTTTGTACAAAGTTATTATATCTAGTTTCAATCAAATTATTGAATGTAGCTGTATAATCTGGTTTTAGTTCAGGCATAATAAGAATAATCTGTGCTGTTAGCGCGCCACCTTGCGGATTAAATGTATCGTAACTTAAAATAAGCTTTTCAAATTGCAATGAATCTTTCCACCATGAAGCAAGATCAAATGTTTTATTAAGATCAATATTGCCTGTTCTGTCGTGTAATTCATAGACAACACATCTACCTTTTGATTTAAGATCATTGACACCAAGCGATGTCATACCTTCATTTGCATATTTGCGGTATATTCCTTCGGCAACTACAAGACGGTGTTCGCTGTATACATCACTATTTACCATAATCGATCTGTTTGCATTTGCATTTAATAATAAATTCCTAGCAATCGTTACCTTTTTTGTATTATCAATTACATGATCAAACGTAACTGCATCGCCATAGCCACCTAAAAATCTACCTATAACAACACCTTGCGCTAATTCCGTGCGTGATGTAATAACTTTGTTATCAGGTTTGTAAACAGCACTAATTGATACTTTACGTAATCCATCTCTTACTGATCCTTTGAATCTTTTTGTTTCACCACCTGGATTTTTGCCTAAGACTTTTTTAGATTGCGCTCTACGAACAGTAGCTTCTCTTCCTTCAATACGATCAATATCATTTGGTGCAGCATTTGAAAATGAATGATGCATAAGACCTTCAGATAGTATAGCTCCAATAAACGTTTCGTTTTGTTGATTTAATGGATCTCTTAATTTTGATCTAACTTCTGCAGTCGTAAGTGTTCTATCTGAAACACCACCGTAATCTGCATCACGATTGATTTGATTATAAAGTAAAGCACCTGGATCAATCAACACTTCACGTACAGCGTGTTCATGTTTAGCAAGATAATCTTCAGATAATTCTGTTGTAAATTCTGTTGTAGTTACATTTGT